TGGCAAGGGCTTGTCAAGCAAAATCTATGATTTTGCATACATAATGTGTACATAGCATGAGTGTGAGATAACATAGAATATGTTAAATTGATGTTAAAAAAGTTAGGTTTATGAGGGGTTTTTGGGGGGTCTAAATACTACGAGGTAGTACTTTAGACTATCGCAGTATCGACAATTGTATAGTTTTACTATACAAAAGTCATTTTTTTTCAAAAAAGTGAGGTGGTCTTTTTTGGGCAAGTTTTCCAAACTTGCAACCTGTGTGCAGATATGTGCGATGGCATACCCTTTCGCCTCGCAAGTAAGTGCTTCAGTTATGCTTAGTTTTAGCACTCTCAAGGGCTGAGTGCTAATGTGCTATATTTGGCATGGTTAAGCCATATCCCCCATAGGTTCGGCAGTTTCCATAACGGCAAGATGTGACACCAAAAACCCGTCCCCACCTCTTAAAATACCGCACCACTAAGCCAAGCTCGCTCTACTCATCTATGATACCAACATCCCTTCACACAGCCGCTTGTAAATTTTTGTACTTTCAGCTATAATAATACAGAGAGGGATTATGAAGTGTAAGGTATGCAGCACGGGAGAGTATCAAGTACCAGAGGGCAAGCAATACGGCATCTGTGATGTCTGTAACTCCGCTATTATATTGTACAAACCCCTCCCCCACCAACAAGTGTATCATAAAGACACTCACACCTTCAAGGCGATCTTTGGGGCATACGGATCCGGTAAAACCACGACGGCGGTCATGGAACTGATTCGGCATGTGCTCAGTGTGCCCAATGGGATGAGTGCCATGTTAGCTCCCACGATGCAGATGTTGCAGGAGACGAGCTACCATATATTGATGCAGTATTTACCGCATACTTTTATTGAGCACGAAGTCCGCACTCGGGGCAAGGAAGAGATCATTCTCACGAACGGTCACAAGATCCTACTACTACCGAGCAACTCGGCGGACAAGCTCCGATCACTCAATCTCTCCGCTTTCTATCTGGAAGAAGCAAGTAATGCCAAGTACGATGTCTTTTCGGAGTTAACAGCAAGGACCCGTAATGCGGCCGCCCTACAAGGCGGCAAGAATCGCTTACTAGGCATCATCTGTAGTAACCCGGATGTGGGGTGGGTACGAACGGAAATCCTATATAAGAGTGATGAGGTGATCGCGGCGGATGACCGAGTCTATCCCAGGGATGAAGATCAGTACAACCCGTACATGTCCACACACTTACACAGTTCTTACCAAAACTCCTATCTAGATCCCGACTTCCAAATGCGAATCTCTCGCGGCAAGCCGGACTGGTGGGTGGCCAGATATATACACGGCAGTTTCGATTATGCGGAAGGGATGGTGTACCCGACATTCAGTAAAGCGGTGGTGGATCCATTCTTTATTCCCCAGCATTGGAAACGACTGTTCAGTGTCGACTTTGGGCTACGGGATCCGACTGTCATGTTAGCTGGAGCGGTAGATCCGGATGAGGGAGTGTTATACATCTACGATGAATACTACCAAGCGGAGACACCGATCAATAAGAATGCCGAAGCGATGAAAGCTCTGCTATCTCAAGTACCACCCGGATTGATCTATGGTCAGGTGATTGCCGATCCTTCGGGGGCCAAACGGAGCGGGGCCACCAGACGAAGTTATTTCGACCACTATGCCGAATACGGATTGTGGTTTCAAGAAGGAAACAACAACATTGAAGCAGGGATTGCTAAAGTATATACCTATATAAGTATGCATAAGCTAAAAGTATTTAGCAGTTGCATCAACACAATTAAGGAAGGTCGAGCCTACAAGTACAGGGACAACGAGCTCGATCAACAGAAAAATCGGGGTGAGAAGCCAGTGGATGCAAACAACCATGCGATGGATGCACTTAGATATATGCTCATGGAACTGCCAGATGATCCCGATAACCTGGCAACTGAAGTGTATGCGGGCAACTCCCGTGCCCATACGAGAACTTATGAGGGCTTTAAATGGCCCAAAGCTTTGCAAGATAATGATCCTGTAGAGGAAGATTGGATGTTAGATTACTAATGGCACGAAAACCAAAAGAACGAAAAAAGATATTAAAACATAATTTAAAGGATAAGAATAAAAGGAGAAAGAAAAAATGAAACGATATATAGCAACGGGCCTAGTGGCCATCATCCCCGCTTTGGTGGTGCTTTGGTTAGTCACGGTGGTGATTAATTTTATTACAGCGATTGTAGGGACTTATAGTATTTGGAATGTAGTAATTGCTCTAGCTGCTGCCCTAGCGGGCATCTACGGACTTGGCTTCGCCTTAGTTCACAGCAAGTGGGTTCGTAAGGGGAGAAATTGGTTGGAGGAGCAGATTGTTGAGAGAACTCCGCTGGTCAAGACGGTGTATGCCTTCTTTAAACAGTTTACCTCACAAGCAATCGAACAAAAGAGATATGAACATGTAGTAAGAGTGTGGCCTTTCGGTAAGAATAATACAGGGATGATCGGTTTTCTAACCGACGAAGCAACCGCTACGGTGTTCGTACCGTCTAGTCCAAATCCACTCTCGGGGCAAACCTACATAGGTGCCAAATATGAGAAACTACCAGATTGGACTTACGACGATGTATTGAAATATGATATGAGTGTCGGTGTGGTTCAGAAGCCGCTTCCCGCCAAAACCAAAGGAGAGTAATGAAGCTTGCATTAATCCTTTTAATGGTGTTAAGTATAACCGCTTGCACGAATGCAAGTCGTTATGACGACAATGTGTTAACATCGGGTGGTATGATTGTACTACCAGAAAGCGAGTAACATGCCAAAGGGTAAAGGAACTTACGGAACTAAGGTCGGACGACCACCTAAAAAACCAAGCAAGTAGAGGGGGAAACCCCTCTTCCCTTCGGGGAAAAGGAGGAGTATGGACATATTTATTATCGTATTAGCTTTGGGAGTCTCAACTGCAATCGGAGCCGTAATCGGCTTTATTGTGGCCAGTAAATGGCAATTTTATATAAAGGTTGCAAAAAAAGAAGACTACGAAGAAAAATTAAGAGAATTAGAAAAAATAATTGACAACATGGTAGCAGGTGCAGAACCCGAAGGTCCAGAATATCACCCCTTCGATATGTTTCCACCCAACTTAGATCCTGAGTATGGGCTGCCACGATCCATGAAGGAGTAACAAATGCCAGAATACACAAGAGAACAAATAGCAAAAATTTGGGATAAAACCAGAGATGCCATTCAGTTTCGCCGTCAAACTTATGATTTGAGATGGAAAGAGCTGGATGCTTTTGACCGTGGAGAGCAATGGACGATTGCGGGGCAAATGCCCAGCTGGATTCCCAAACCAAGCACGAACTATGTGTCCAAAGTCAAACGGTACAAGACCGGGAACCTCATTTTGGAGGACTATTTAGGTGAACTCAAGCCGTTAGCCCCCGAAAATGAGCCCCAAATTTGGATGTTACAGCGATTTTATGAACAACTCTGGGACAAATTGAACTTAAAGTACCACATTTTGGATGTGCTTCGCACTTCTAGACTGCTTGGCACAGGAATTTTGTATGTAGGATGGGACGAAGCCTACATTGGAGGCACCAGAGGTCACTTATATCAAGGCGAAATCCTCATTAAAGAGATTGAACCGTCCACTTTCTTTGTCGATCCGACCGCTTTTGAGCTCGAAGAGGCTTTGTATTGCGGAACTTTCATTCGAACGACCGAAGAACACATTATGATGGATCCTACCATCGAAGATAAGTACAAAAAAGACTTCAAAGAACGAAGACGAGTCTATTCGGGAGCGACTGGCCAAGAAGATCGCGGTGAAATTTATTACAACCGTGACTTTAGCACTTATCAAGACATGGAAGTGGTTGATTTAATCACTTATTACGAGAAAGTACCTGCCGAAGACAACATTGGTTACACGATCCGTGTGTTGTATATTGCGGATGGGGTATTAGTTAAAGTGGTCGAAGAACTTCAACCCAACAACTTTCCATTTATCGTGTTGTACCAACACAAACAACGAATGGACTTCTGGGGAATGAGTGATTGCCAGTTAATTCTACCCAATGTGAAAATGATTAACAAAGTGCAGTCCATTATCGGAACTCTTGCGACTTTGTATCAGAATCCACAAAAGGTTGTGTACGAAGGATCGGGCATTGACCCTCGCATTGTCTCTAAATACGGGAATGCTTTTGGATTGGTACTCATGTCCAAGTCACCGGATCTTCGAAATGCGATCAGTCATGTGCAACCTGCGGACATTCCTATGACTTTGATGAATTACATTGAATTCCTAAAAAGCGACATCGAAGACTTTACTGGAATCTCTCAGTTTGCTGCAGGAACTGGCACGGGATCAGTTCAAACTTCCGCCGGAATTCAAAGCATGATTCAGCGATCACTCGTTGGTGAACAAGATGAGATGATTATGTTTGAGCAGTTTTTGGAAAAAGTCAGCTATGCAATGTTGATGAATGCGATTGAGTATTATACGGATGATCGCTTGATGCGAATGAGAGATACCAGTCCAAACAACAATTTTGAATATGAGTATGTGCCATTTAAAGCAGATGAGTTTAGAGAATTGGTGTGGGACTTTAATTTAAATATTACAGATAAATTGAAAAATACCGAACAAAACCGTCGTCAAACAATGCAAATGTTATCGGAATGGCAATTACAATATAGCCCAGGAGTGCCACTGGTTACTCCATCTGATATCGTTAAAGCTTTCAATCCAGCTAATCGCGATGCCATTTTAGCTCGTATTGAACAGCAAGAAGGTCAAATGGATTATCAGCAAGCGGCTCAGATTGCACAAGCGGTTATGCAGGCGGTTCAAGCAGGCCAACCAGCTGAAATTGTAGCTCAAATTATTTATGATATGTTAAATCCACAACAAGGTGGATTGGGTGATGTTCAACGACAACAACAAGGTATGCCAGGAGTACCACCCCAACCTATGAATCAATAGCAAAATTTGTGCTTGTAAAAAAGTAAAAAAATTTGTATAATAAGATTGAGAGGCTTTAGGGTCCAACCTGAGTAAAGCAGAGTATGCAGCTTTTCAATCGCCCTTGTGTCGTCGCCAAGGGTAGATACTCAAGACGGAGGAGAAAAAATGGAGAATCAAAAAGGTTTTGATATCGACTCAATTATTGCAGAAGTCGAAGAAGAGTTTAATGCTGAGGCTGAAGATCAGCCAGAAGATTCGGTCGAAGAGCCGGAAGAAGAAGTCGTTGACGAAGAAGTACTCGAAGAAGATGAAGTAGAGGAAGAACCTGTCGACGAAGTTGAAGAAGAAACAGCAGAAGAAGACGAAGAAGATGAAGAAGATGAAGATGAAGAACTTCAAGCTCTGCAAAGTGACGATATCCACAAACGAAACGAAGCTTTTAGAAAGCTCCGTGAAGAACGAGATCAGTTAGCTGAATCCGAAGCATTCCTTCAAGATTTAGCTACTCAATATGGGTTAACAAAAGAACAACTCATTAAACGATTTGAGCAAGATCAAATCAAAAAAGAAGCAGAAGAACAAGGACTCACGGAAGATCAAGTTCGCAAAATGCGAGACATGGAGCGAAAACTTCAAGAAGTTGAAGAAATCAAGAATCGTGAAGTGTTTAACATCAAGGCCGATGCATTGGCTAGTAAATACAAGTTAAATGAAGGCCAGATGATAACACTGTTCGAAGAATCCGCGAAAATGGGACTGGATATTATTAAGAATCCTGACTTGTTGGATTTTGCTTACCGAGCGGTTAATTACGAAAAGGCCATTGATGAAGGCCGTCAAAAACAATTGGAAACAACGAAAAAACGAAGTAAGACTTCGACAGGTTCCACCGGTACTAAGGGCCGTGAGCCAGTTGTGACGGACGATGAACAATGGGATAAAGAAATTGATCAGCTCCTCAAAGACTTAAACTTATAAGGAGATAAACCATGGCAGATTTAAATGCTAAAGCAATTCAGTATGGTGGAGCCAATCAAACCGGCACTTATACCATCAAGCCTGATGCTTATTATGACAAACTATTACTCAAAATGCTTCGCCAAATGGAGTTCCATTATGCGAAATATGCAGTAGAAAAAACACTTCCTCGTAACTACGGGGATACCATCAACTGGAGACGATTCAACAAACTAGCGGTTACTAAAAATCCGTTAAGTGAAGGTGTCACTCCTGAAGGTCAAGCTATTAGCGGATCTGAAGTCACCGCTGTTATCGCTCAATACGGTAATGTAATGTACTTCACTGATATTATCGATCTACAACAACTCGACCGTGTCCGTCAAGAATACACGGTTGAATTAGGATACCAAGCAAAAGAAACAATGGACGAAATCGTTCGTGATGTTCTTGTTGCTGAAGGATCTGCTTACTTTGCTGGTGGAGCTACAACTGTAGCTGGATTAACCACTGAAGCAACTCACCGTGTTAACATTGATGACTTCCGTAAAATCGTACTTGGTATGAAACGAGGATTTATTGGTGGAAACCGTAAAGCCGGTGGCAAATATGTTGCATTGATTGCACCTGAGATTATGTTCTCACTGTTCGACGATCCTAAAGTTCGCGATTACATGGACTTTGGACAAACCAATGGTATGTTCGCAGATGGTATGATCGTTGACATGTTCGGAATCCGTTTCGAAGAAGTATTGAACAGCCCATACATCATGGTTGATGGTGGCGACTTAGCTGCTCATGACTCTATCGTCATTGGTGAAGAAGCTTATGCGATTACGAAACTAGAAGGCCAAAGCTTAAAAGTTATTACGAAAGGCTTAGGCTCTGCTGGTGTTGAAGATCCACTTGACCAAAGACAATCTATTGGTTGGAAGATGACTGGATTCTCAACAAAAGTCTTGAACCCAGAAGCAATTGTTAACTACTGGGCATTAGCAACAAATCACGAAGATACTTCCGTTGAAATCGAAGCTCCAAACTATAATTATGTAAACACTCAAGTCGTCGTAACATTCGATGACACAACTGCCGATGGAGCAACTCTACCAACTACTACCGTCGTTTACATGGGTGAAGGACAAACTTTAGCTCAAGCAATTGCCGGAACTGAAGGCTTCGCCGCTGGAACTAAGTTCTATAAAGAATTAGCAGCTACTAACGAATATGTATTGACTGACCGATTTGGTACAGATATTGATTTAACTGATACTAACGGTAACTTGTCAGTCACAATCTTTGCACAAACTCTGTAAT